AAATGCGTTTACCGGTATTCGGGCTCATCGGCGAGCCCACGGACATCTTCGTCTCGAAGCGTAAGGCCAACGCCATGATTGAGCGCGGCGAGGCCGTGCCCGTGCGCACCCGGAAGCGCGTCGTCATCGCCATCAAGATGCTGCCGGCGGCGATGATCGAGCGGTCCGACCCCTGCCTTTCGGTCGCCGATGTCGAGCGATCGATGGTGCTTGGGCCCGAGGATTGGAGCGAGGCGAACAAGGTGCGCTGGTGGCCGACGATTGGCCGACCGGCCCTGAGGCACGCGCAGTGAGCTTCCTGGGCCTGGTGGTGCACTGGCACACCTGCCCCGATTGTCGCCACCGCTTCGAATGCCGCTGCGATAGCAGCACGGCGCTCTACGCCCCCTGCCGCGGCTGCCAGCTAACCGAGCTGCGCCGCGACCCGGGAGACGAGATTGCCGCCCACGCGATGGGCGTGGCGCTGGAATAACCATGCAGCCCCGTCGCCACATTCGCCGCGACCATGAGGCTGCCGTGCTCGCGTCAATGGCCCCGAGCTGGCATCCGGCGTTCCGCGAACAGCAGGGCTTCACCATTGGCGGTTGCGAGGAACGGAGAGCCGATCAGGCACAGAGCGTAGGGGCTCAGAGCCCGGCGATGACACCGCACACTCAACCGCACCAGCCGCGCCAGGCGCACCGCTGAACGAGGCGCGGGCGCGGCCCAGCTTGGGGAGAGAGAGCGAGGGGGGTAGGGGGGAGTGTGAGTGAGGGGCTGACCACACCATGAACATCACCGGCCCAGTGGCCACCATCATCATCACGCTGCTGGTCGCCATCGCTGGCGGCGTCTTCCGCATGGCCGTCAGCCTGGTGCAGATGGCCACCAGCATCGGACGCGCCCTCGAGCGCATCGAGAGCCACGAACGCCGCCTCCTGGCCCTCGAGGACTGGCGCCACACCCGATGAGCAGCACAGCAGCACAACGGCAGCGCAGCAGCACTGCACAGCAGTACAGCGGCGCAGCAGCACCACAGCACCACAGCAGAACGCAAAGCAGCCGGCCGCGGCTCGCGCGGGCGTGGCGGTTTGGGGCTGGCTCAAGGTCTTGCAAACCCCTCCCTGGCATCCGTAAGCCATTGGTTTTGTTGACCCCGCAGCCTCGGCGAGAGGGATCGGTCCGGATCTGGTCCGAGGGGACCCAATCGCTGGCCTTGGCCGGGGGTGGGGGAGCCCCGGCGGGGACCTCCTCGACGCCACTGTCGTTTGTCGATTTGGCGCGACCGGCGTGGCTTGTTCGCGTGGTCGCCTGAGTGAAGGGGAGGGTCCAGGAATGCGGGAGGCGCAGAAAATTTTGTCGGAGGGGACCCAAGGGGGCCCAAAGGGTGGTGCGGGGTTTATCCGGGAGGCGATCAAGCGGCCTGGGGCGCTGCATGAGGAGTTGGGGGTACCGGTGGGGGAGCCGATCCCTGACGAGAAGGTGATGGCGGCGGCGAAGAAGCCGGGGAAGTTGGGGCAGCGGGCGCGGTTCGCGATGGTGCTGAAGCATTTGCATCAGGGGACCAAGCCGGCGGCGGATCACGCGAAGGAGTTTGGGGCCTAATGGCGGCTCGGCGCACGTCCGGATGGCTACGTCTGGAATATGCGCGGCTCAATCGCCGGTGGTTTGGCGGTAGCCTGCCGCCAAACACGGAAGTGCGCTGGTGCCAGCGCTTCCCGGAGCCGTTTCGACTGGCTTATGGAAGAACCGGAACGTACCGGGCAGCGGGCACCAAGAAGGGGTCGCACATCACTGGATTCCATATCTCGATCAGCCGGCGGGCTGAGCGGTCTGGCCCCTCCACGCTAAAGATTACGCTCCTGCACGAGATGGCCCACGTGGCTACGTGGCGCAAGAGTCGCGCGCCGCATGGGCACGTATGGGTGATGGAGATGCGGCGACTCGCATCGGCTGGTGCATTCGACAGGAATTGGTAGCTGATGCCAGGTAACCCACAACGGAAGGCGGCGCTGATGGCGGCGGGGATGTGGCCGCCACCGGAGGGCATGACCGCTGCGCAGGCGCTGGAGAGCCTCAGGGCGCGCGAGGTGGCCGGGAAGAGGGCGGAGGCCCAGGCGGTGCGCGCGGAGGCCGTGGCTGCCAACGCGGGCGGCCGGCATAGGGCGCAAACGGACCTGTACTGGTTGGCGTCTGAGGTTTTGGGGTACAAGGATCTGGTCGAGCGGGTGCACCGGCCCATCACTGAGCTGTTTGTGGCGAAGGATCCGGAGCGTGGGTTCTACCAGCAGTCGGAGGTGAAGCAGCGGCTGATTTTGTACCCGCGGGGCTCGTTCAAGTCGACCTTGGACATGGCGGACGCGATCCAGTGGGTGCTGTGCTTCCCGGATGTGCGGATCCTGCTGATGTCGGGTTCGAACGAGCTGGCGGTGCGCATGGTCAAGGAGATCAAGTGGCACTTCTTGGCGAATGAGCGGCTGCTCGAGCTCTTCCCCGAGCACCGGTTGGATGAGCGGGACCAGGGCCGGGAGGCGGAGTTCACGACGCCGGCGCGGAAGAATGGCCGGCTGCGGGAGCCGTCGATCTCGGTGAGCACCATCGCCTCGATCAAGGCGGGGTCCCACTTCGAGATCGTGAAGTGCGACGACATCGTGGACGAGCTCAACTCGAACACTCCGGAGCAGCTCGACAAGGTGTGGCGGGCGTTCAACTACACCCTGCCGCTGCTCGAGCCGAACGGCTACCGGGACGTGGTGGGGACCCGCTACCACAACGACGACGCCTATGGGCGGATTCTGAGCAGCGGCGAAGGGGATTGGACGGTGGCGCAGGCCCCGGCCTGGACGCTGCGGGCGGGGGCGAAGAAGGATTCCGAGGCCGAGGCGGATTATGAGCTGCTGTTCCCAGAGCGTCTCACGTGGAACGTGCTGCGCAAGATCCAGCGCGCCGACGCCTGGCTGTTCGCGGCGCAGTACCTGAACGACGCCACCGAGCGCACCCAGCAGCGGTTCCCGCGGGAGCTGCTGCTCAAGCACACGATCCCGCACAGCCAGATCAAGATCCAGGAGACCCGGGTGCAGTTTTGGGACATCGCCTACTCGCAAAAGGCGGGGCGCGACTGGACGGTGGGGGTCACCTGCGTGATCGACGGGCGGGGCCGCATGTTCGTGGTGGACATGGTGCGGGACCGGTTCGCACCCTCGATGATTGGGGCGGCGATCGTGGACGCCGCGGCACGGTGGCGGCCGCAGATTATCGGCATCGAGGATTCGCTCGGGGTGAAGTTCATCCAACCCCAGCTTGCGGCCTGCGCCCGGGAGTGCGGGGTGGCGCTGCCGGTCGAGTGGGTGAAGCCGCCGCGGGACTCGGGGGCCAAGCGCGGCCGCATCCTGGCGCTCGAGTCGCTGCTGGTGGGCGACAAGTTGTTTTTCTCGGCGGCGCTGCCCCAGTTGGGCGAGCTGCACGGGGAGTTCGAGCGCTACCCGGCGACCACCCACGATGACATCTGCGATGCCGTGGCCTGGGCGGCGGCGCGCTACCTGCGGCCAGACCGGGTGGCTCCGGTCGGGGAGTTTGAGGCCCAGGAGGATTTCGGCTTGATGGGCTCGGCGAAGCTCTCGCCGGCCTACGACGACGTGTTGGGCGCCGGGATCCCCGGATAGGCTTGCCATGACCCTCGAAGAACCGCAACGCGCGCCCTTTGCTCCGCTTGAAACGGAGGAGGTGCAGTGGCACCACTCGCCCGAGGACGAGGCGGGGCTCGCCCTGGTGCTGCAGGATACGGCGCTCGCGGAGGGCTACATCCAGTCGAAGCGCTGGATGCTCGAGTGGGACAAGGCGCAGATCCTGTTCGAGGCGCCGGCGGAGGTGCGGTTTTGGGAGGGCACCTCGATGCCCCGGGCCCACGTCTCGGTGCCGTTGCTGCTCACCCACATCGAGAGCATCATGCCGCAGATCATGAGCGGGCTGTTCTCCGACGACCCGCCCTTCCAATTTCAGCCGCGGCCGGGGACCAAGGCGGACTCGGCGCGGGCCGCCGCGGCGCTGCTCGCCTACGAGTTGGATGAAATCGGCTTCGCCGAGGAGATCCGCAAGGGGGTGAAGTCGGCGCTCCTGTTCGGCAACGGCATCTGGAAGTGGGGATGGGAGTCGAAGACGCGCAAGCGGACGGTGTACCAGCGCAAGGCCCAGCCGCTCAAGGTCTCTACCCCCGGGCTGCCGGACCAGACGGTCGAGACCAAGGAGTCGGACGAGCTCGAGGCCAAGACGTTCGATGAGTCGGTGGACCAGCCGACGTTTGAGTTTGTGAACGTGCGCCACCTGCTGGTGGATCCGGGGCTGCGGGAGCCCGATATCCGCAAGGCCAAGTACGTGATTCACCGCATGTACCTGACGGCCAACGACCTGGACGGGCTGCGCGGGTTCGAGGGGTACGACATCCCGGAGCGGGCGAAGCTCAAGGCGCTGTTCTTCCCGCCCAAGGAGCAGACCTTCGCCTCGCCGCTAGAGACGGTGCCGCTGACGCTTGAGAAGGAGTTCACCCCCTTGCCGCGCTGGGTCGACCCCACGGCGGATCCGCTGGAGCAGCCGATGGAGGTGCTCGAGCGCTGGGACGGCGAGAAGGTGATCACCGTGCTCAACCGGAAGCTGGTGATCAGGAACGAGCGGAACGAAGCGGGGGCCATCCCGTTCCTGTCGCTCGCGCTGGTGGACATACCGGACAGCTTTTACGGCATGGGCTTAGCCCGGCTGATCGGCGGCGAGCAGCGCTTGCAGCAGGGGCTGATCAACGCCCGGCTGGATGAGGTGGCGATCAACCTGAACGGGATGTTCGTGCGCCAGCGGGGCTCGAACATCGCCTCGCAGAACATCCGGATGCGCCCCGGCGGAGTGCTGGTCGAAGACGAAAAGGACTCGTTGCGGGTGCTGCCGCGGCTGAACGCGGTGCCGGAGGCCTATGTCGAGGTGCAGGCCTCGAGCGCCCGGGCCGAGCAGACCACGGCGGCGAGCGAACTGGTGGTGCAGGGGGCCCTGCCCTCGAGCGGGCGCAGCTCGATCACCCGCACCGCCACCGGGGTGCAGGCGCTGACGGGGGGCTCGGGGGCCCGGCTGCAGTACCTGGTGGAGAACCTGGCCCGCCAGGTGTTCGTGCCGGCGCTGATGGCGTTCCACGAGATGAACGCGGCCAAGCTGCCCATGAGCCAGATGCGGCGGATCCTCGACCAGGAGCTGCAGCAGGCGTTCGCCGGGGACCTGCTCGATGTGGTGAACGCGCGGATGAAGTTCTCGGTGCTGGCCGGGGCGCACATGCAGGCCAAGCGGGCCATGGCGCAGTCGCTGCCGCTGATCGCCCAGATGGTGCTGGCGGCGCCGGTGGCGGGGATGCTCACCCAGCAGGGCAAGAAGATCGACATTAACGAATTCGTGAACATGATCTTCGACATCTCCGGCTGGAAGAACAAGGCCAGCCTGGTGCAGGACATGACCGAGGAGGATGAGCAGCGGGCGGCGATGCAGAACCCGGCGGTGCAGCAGATGATGGTGAACCGCCAGAAGGTGGCGGCGCAGACGGCGCAGAAATCCCAAATGATCGACGAGGAGAACATGGGCCGCGCCGGCCGCCGGGTGCTCGAGACCATCCTCCGCAAGGTCGAGGAGCCGGAGCTCGAAAGCGGCGAGATGGGCGGGAGCCCGGGCATTGCGGGGGCGAACGCCGGATGACGCTCGACGAGGTGAAGGATCTGCTGGGATGGTCGCCCCACCAGGCGCCGGCGTCGGCCGGCCCAAGCCCGGAGGCCGCCGAGGAGCTGCGCGCCGCCGCCCGGGAGTTGGTCGAGCTGGTGAGCCGCCCTGGTTGGCAGCGGGTGCTGGATCTTTGGGAGAAGCGGCTCACCGCCGCCGAGTTCGACTTGCTCAGCAGCAAATCGAGCGACGGGGTGGAGTTGATTGGGCTGCAGCGGCGGGCGCGCGCCTACCGGGAACTGTTTGACGGCGTCCAGCTCGACATCGCGGAAGCGATCGAGGCGGGGCGCGAGCAGAGAGAGGGATCTGATGGCTGACGATTTTTTCAACGATGACCTGACCCCGCGGCGCGCGGCGGCCCCGGAAGCTGCCCCGGCCGAGAACGACGACCCGGCCCCGGACGATCCGGCGCAAGACCCCGCCGCCCCGCCGCCGGCTGCCGAAGTTCCCAAGCACCGGCGCGAAATCGACCTGGGCGACGGCTCGGGCAAGCAGGTGTTCGAGGCGGATACGCCCGATGGGTTGCTGGACAAGCTGGCGGAGGCGCAGACCAACGCCACCCGGAAGATTCGGGAGTTGACCACGGAGCTGCGGACCAAGCCGGCGGCCACGCCCGAGCCGGCCAGGGCCGCCGCCGCGCCCAAGGTGTTGACGGCGGATGAGAAGTACCTCATCGCGGAGGAGTTCAAGACCGACCCCGACGCCGCCATGGACCGGCTGATGAAGGCGAAGGCGGGCATGACCATGTCCGAGTTCACCCGGACGGTTGAGCAGGTGCGGCGCGTGGCGGCGACCATGTCGGAGCGGAGCGAGGCGGAGGAGTTCCTGGCCAAGCACCCCGATTACCGGCCCACGGCGCGCAACGGCAAGACGATGTCCATGTACATCAAGGCCAACGGCCTGGAGCCGACGGCCGAAAATTTTGAAAAGGCCTATCAGGAGCTGGGATCCGGCGGATTGCTGGAGACCACCGCCGAGAAGCCGCAGCCCGCGGCTCCGCCCCGGGCCGAAGTGAGGCCGTCCAGATCGGGCCTGTCGCCGCGCAGCGGTCGCGGCGAGCAACGGGCACCGGCGGGCGAACTGACCCCCGAGGAAGCCAACCGGCTCCCCCTCGACGAGCTGAAGCGGCGGATTGCCCTTCAGCACGCCGCGGCGGAACGGAGCGCCTAACGCGGGGCCGCAACCGGCTCATCACAACAGGAGAATCCCATGGCTTACTCGCCCGCTTCGGCAGTAATTGGCTCTGGGCTCCCGTCTTCGCAGGCGATCTACTACGATCGCGCCGCGATCGAGAACCTCAAGGCCCATCTGCCGTTCGTCACCATGACCACGCGCCGCCCGCTCCCCAAGCGCAGCGGCAAAACCATCCAACTGTTCGAGTACGACCTGTTCGCGGCCAACACCACACCGGGAACCGAGGGCACGGTCGGGACCGGCCTGGCGCCCACCCAGCACTCGCTGCAGGCCACGGTGGGGCAGTATTTCGACTTCGTGTCCTTCAGCGACATGCTGGTCGAGACCGCGATCGACCCCATCGTCGAGAACGTCTCTAAAGAGTTGGGGTACCGGGCGGCGCTGACCGTCAACACCCTGACCCAGCTCGAGTTCGACGCCGCGGTGGGCGTTGACTCGACCATCCGCACCGACCTGGCGGACGGGATCTTCCTCACCGCCGCGACCATCCGGGCCCGCACCGCCAACCTGCTGGGGCGGAACGCAAAGCCGCTCACCGGCGGCTATTTTGGCGGCATCATCCACCCCTTCGCCGCCGCCGACGTGTTCAACGACACGGCGAACAACGGCCTCACCGACATCCTGAAGCGCACCGAGGTGGGCCAGCGGCTGCTGCAGGATGGCCCCACGAACGACGGCGACTACCAAGTGGTGGACTTCGCCGGCGTGCGCTGGGTGATGACCACCACGGCACCGAGCTATGCCAACGTGCCCTCCGCCGGCCACACCGCCTACGGCAGCTACATCGTGGCCAAGGATGCGGTGATCTCGGTCTCGCTCGGCGCCACCGAGGTCCCGGGCGAGAAAAACTTCGGCCTGAGCGTCTCCACGTTTAAGCCGTCGGCGTCTGATCCGGCGGGCGTCATCGCCTCCGCCGCCGCCTACAACTTCAAGTTCGTTTCGACCGTGCGCCCGGGCACGGTGATGACCTTGGAGGAGATCCGGGCGGAGAGCGCCATCAGCTAGGCCACTTTGGGGCGGTGTAAAAGCCGCCCCGTTTTATTCCACTTTTCATTCCATGCTCGTTTACAACGATTCGATCCAACTCGGCGACAAGATTTTGTCGAAAGCGGAGCGGCTGCAGGAGCTGCGCGAATCGACCGACCGCAGGCTCCAGCCGCAGCGAATGGCGGACCAGGCCGACTTCACCCAGGCGGCCGCGCGGCGGGGCCGGGTGATGCATACGGCGGAGGTCTTACGCCGGCTGAAGCGGTGCGTGCCCAGGCTGTGGGCCGCCGACGGCTTGCCCGGCTGGGTGGCGCTGCACCGTATCAACCGCCAGGGGCAAGCCGAGTACATGTTCGCCGTGCCGTGGGGCGAGCTGCCCGAGTACAGCATCGTCCACGTTGACGCCCGCAACCTGCCCCAGCGCGAGGAGCGCGGCTGGCGCACGGTGCTGATCCGGCTCCATAGATCCGGCCTGCTCAGCGAGCCGCAGATGTCGAAAGCCTTTGGCGAGCCGTCGAACGGCGTCATCGCCAGCCATTTCAGGCGCCTGCTCAAGGCGCGGAGGTAATCCCTATGCCAGAAAAACCCACCGTGGCGTTGTCGGAAGAGGGCATCGCCAACATGATCGCGTCCGCCATCGAGGCCGCGCGCAGGCCGATCCTCGACCCCCAGGCGGAACAGGCCAAGCGCCGGGAGAAAGCCCAGATGCGGGCCTCGATCGAGCGCATGGAACAGATGAAGAAGGCGCGGGAGCGGGCCTGCAACCACCTGCGCGAGGACGGCTCGGCCGCCATCGCCTGGGCCACCCAGTCGGACCGGGTGACGCGGGGCGTATGCCAGCACTGCAACCGCGTCATCACCCCGCAGGACGCGGACTACGTCCAGCTCCTGCGGATCCCCCACAAAGGCTCGATCGGCGAGGCGTGCCTGGCCGGGCGATAGAACCCCATGGCCTCAACCATCCCAGTCCGGTCTACGGTCAACCGGACCTCGATCAACGTGCTGCTGCGCCCGCTGCTGGGCGTCGGCGGGATCGCCAACGAGCCGGCGGTTTCGATGGCGAACGCCGTTCTGCAGCAGATCCTCGCCCCGCCATTGGCGTGGCCGTGGAACCGCGCGAGCAATGTCGCCACCTCAACCGTGATCGGTACCCAGGATTACTCGGTGGCGATGGCCGACTTTGGGTGGTTGGAAAAGGCCACGGTAAAAGACGCCTCGGGCGCTTTCTTCGAGCTCGAGGTGGCGACGGTGCTGCCTGAGGAGTCGAAGCAGTCGCGGCCCCTCCGGATCGCCACCCAGACCGACGACGGCGCCGGCAGTATCAAATTCCGGCTTTTCCCGGTTCCGGACTCCGCCTACACGCTCAGCCTGACCTACCAGAAGAAGCCGGCGCTGTTTGCGAGTGTGGCGACGGTGTGGCCGGTGCCCGACCAGCT